CTACCTGCTCCAGAGCTCGACGATGATAGTTAGAACATATCACGAACTTTCTCAGATAGAAACGTTCGAAGAAAGGTTTGACTATCTCAAGTTGAAAGAAGCTCTGGGTAGGAAGACATTTGGGTTCGATAGGTGGATTAATCAACGTTTTTACAAGTCCCGAGAGTGGAGACGTGCGAAAAATTACGTCATAACTCGGGATAATGGATGCGATTTAGGTATCGAGGGATTCGAAATTTATTCAGGACTACTAGTTCATCATATGAATCCGATGTCGATAGAAGACATAAAACAGAATAATGAATGGATTCTCGATCCGAATTTTCTCATAACTACGTCACATCAAACTCATAACGCCATTCATTATGGTGATGAAAGTTTACTTCCTAAAGGTCCAATCGAAAGAAAGTCAGGTGATACGACACTCTGGTAAATGAAATGGAGTTATACATGAGAGGCCATCAAGTAGCGTTGTGGTCCGCTGTGTTTGCTTTTTTTGGTAGCTTGATTGCCGTTGGCATCTTCGATGTGCTTAATCCTGACCAGTGGCTTCAGTATATAGGCGCACTTCTCGTAGCATTCATTACCGGTGGATCGGTATATGCAAAAGAACGTCTTGAAGAAGCCAAGAAAGAGAAAGAACTTGAGCTTAGTTCGAGAACAACACTTCATAAAGAGTGACAAAAGCGAAATTTTATATAACTAATTGGGGTCGAAAAAGGAGAATAATGGCAACACGTCGACGTCTGAGCACACACTTTGTTGTAGAAGAGTTTGATTGCAAAGACGGTACCAAGGTCATGCAGCGTGATTATAACGGTTTGTCGCTGCTATGCAAAGTGTATCTCGAGCCTCTTCGAGCCAAGTTCGGTATCGTAACAGTTCATAGCGGGTATCGAACCGCTGCGTATAACCGGAAAATTGGTGGTGCATCTAAGAGTTTCCATATTTACACCATCCATGACGGTAATGATCAGGCAGCTGATGTTAGCTGTGCCAGAGGAACTCCGGCGCAATGGCACGCCACGCTCAACTGGCTTCGCAACAACAAGATGGGCGGCAAAGGTGGTTTGGGTCTTTATAGTTCATTTTGTCATGTCGATCTTCGCGATTACAAATCCGATTGGAGGGGATAATGACCGAGACGCAGGAAACTCCCGAGCCGAATGAGGCCGACCTGCCGGATAAGCCTCCGGTTCCCGAGGTAGACGAAGATAATGAGGTTCCGGATGAGGAAGAAGTTCCAGAGGAGCAGTTCGCCAAGCCGGAAGAAGCAGATGCTGACGAGACAGTCGATAACGAGGAAGGGGACTAAACATGTCGGAGCAGACACCTGAGCCTGCCGTTCCAGAGCCCGATACTTCTCCGCCTGAGGAAGAAGGCGAGAAGTATGACGGGGGCGAAATTCCTGCAGCAGCTCCTGAAGAAGATCCCGAAAGTTAATTTTTGAAAGTAGGTGGAGTAGATGGAACAGAGCATTCTAATCAGTACCAAAAAGATTTTGGGGATTGATAAAGATTATGACGTCTTTGATCTCGATATTATCACTCATATTAACAGTGCGTTTTCTACTCTCACCCAATTGGGAGTCGGACCAGCAGCTGGCTTCATGATCGAGGACGATTCGGAGGTGTGGGCCGATTTTATTGCAGATGATTTGCAGTACAATTCGGTTAAATCCTACGTTTTCCTCAAGGTGCGGCAGTTGTTCGATCCGCCGTCGACATCATATCTTATTTCAGCAGTTGAGAAGCAGATTGAAGAGCTTGAATGGCGTCTAAATGTCCATAGGGAAGAGATGGGTTGGACGGATCCTGAAGGAGGTTATCCAGAAGGCCCATACGCCGATGAAGCGATCGAAGATGCTGCGTATTTTTCCAACATGCGAGCATGGAGAAGGTGGGTAGATAATGGGACTGGAAGGGACCTCAGAGGCCTCAGGGGTTAAGAGTGAAAATGTCGAACGCGAAGATCCAGAGGCTAGGGAAGAACGTCAGAGTAAGGAGCTAGAAGAAGCAAGAAATGATCGTGCTAAGCGACTAGGGCATGAAATTTTTGAGGAAGAAGAAAAGAAAGAGAAGGAGCCTGCTAAGAAAGCGGCGGCATCCAAGAAGTCCGAATAGGGGGCGAAATGAGTACCCCAGAAATTGTAGCAGATATTCTTGAGCATCATGGTGTTAAAGGAATGCGCTGGGGTGTTCGTAGAAAAGCTACGGTTGGAGCCCAAGAAGTTATTGTTAGTGATAAAAGGAAGAGCGTTAAGACTTCTGGTGGTGCAGGACATCCCGCGCACGCAGACGCGGTACGCGCGCGCACGAGTGGACAAATTGCAAAGAAGAGCGGGGTCAAAGCTCTCTCTGATGCCCAATTAAGAGATTACAATAATCGATTAAATTTGGAGCAGCAAGCAAAACGTCTTAGTTTCAACGATGCAAGTCCGCCGAAGAAGTTTGTACTGAGACTTATTGGACAAACTGGAAAACAGCAAATTGGTGAAGCTGCAAATACTGTTGCCGCCAAGCAGGTTAAGAGGGCTCTTACTGCAGCTGCTCTTGCTTAAGAAAGGGGGGTTAGTATGGGCCTGTCTAATACTGCGACGCCGATTTATTACGGTCGGTTTCGTGAGGCAGTCCTCCGTGGCGAGATTCCGGTCAATCGTGAAATCTCTCAGGAGATGAATCGCATTGATTCGCTCATTGCTAACCCCAATATTTATTACGACGATCAAGCAGTCGAAGGATTCATTCGCTATTGCGAAGGAGAGTTGACGTTAACCGATGGTTCGGATCTACACCTACTTGATTCGTTTAAACTATGGGCGGAGCAAATATTCGGTTGGTACTATTTCGTCGAACGCAGTGTATATGTACCTACAAAGGATAACCATGGTGGTCACTACGAGAAACGTCAAATCAAGAAGCGTCTCACTCTCAAGCAATACCTCATAGTTGCTCGTGGAGCCGCCAAGTCGATGTATGCATCAGTTATTCAAAGCTATTTTTTGAATGTTGATACGACAACGACGCATCAGGTTACCACTGCACCAACGATGAAGCAAGCGGATGAAGTTATGTCTCCTGCGCGCACAGCTATTGTACGTTCGCGAGGACCATTGTTCAAATTTCTTACGGAGGGCTCGCTCCAAAATACAACCGGGTCGAGGGCCAACCGGGTGAAGTTAGCAGCGACCAAGAAAGGGATTGAGAACTTTCTCACTGGGTCATTGCTGGAAGTACGACCGATGGCCATTAATAAGTTGCAGGGTCTTCGCCCGAAGATCTCTACAATTGACGAATGGTTGTCGGGTGATCTTCGAGAGGATGTCGTAGGCGCCGTTGAGCAAGGAGCGTCCAAACTCGAAGATTATTTGATTGTGGCTATCAGCTCAGAAGGAACTGTTCGAGCAGGTTCCGGCGATACAATTAAAATGGAACTTGCAGATATTCTCAAAGGCGAATACTACGCGCCACACGTTTCGATCTGGCATTACAAACTCGACGAGATCGAGGAAGTGGCCAATCCGGCGTTGTGGGTAAAAGCGAATCCGAATTTGGGATTGACGGTTTCTTACGAGACGTATCAGCTCGATGTAGAAAGAGCTGAAAAGGCTCCGGCGTCACGAAACGATATTCTTGCAAAGCGATTCGGAATTCCAATGGAGGGTTATACGTATTTCTTCACGTATGAAGAAACTCTCCCACATCGTCATCGTGAATTCTGGCAGATGCCCTGTTCGCTTGGCGCAGACCTGTCGCAAGGTGACGATTTCTGCGCGTTTACGTTTCTGTTTCCATTGGGACGTGAGCGGTATGGTGTGAAGACTCGAAGTTATATTACCGAGCTTACGTTGATGAAGCTTCCGGCAGCTATGCGACAGAAGTACGAAGAATTTATCAACGAAGGAAGCCTGCATGTGATGCCCGGTAATATCTTGGACATGATGGATGTGTATGAGGATCTGGATAAGTTTATTCTATCTTCAGAATACGATGTTCGCTCCTTTGGTTATGATCCTTACAATGCGAAAGAGTTTGTTACTCGCTGGGAAGCAGAGAACGGACCTTTCGGTATCGAGAAAGTAATCCAAGGAGCTAAAACTGAGTCGGTTCCTTTGGGTGAGATCAAGATCATGGCGGAAGAGCGACTACTTATATTTGACCAGTCGCTGATGTCTTTTGCCATGGGTAATGCGATTACGCTAGAGGATACCAATGGAAATCGAAAGCTTTTGAAGAAGCGTCAAGACGAGAAGATCGATAATGTTGCTGCGCTTCTAGACGCCTGGATTGCCTATAAGGTAAGTAAGGAGGCGTTTGAATAAATGAAGA